CGACCCTTGTCATCAAATTCGTGACCAAGGAAGAAAACTCGCTCACCAGGATGAAAGATCTTTGACTTTTCTAAATTTACTTCAGCTTTAAATTCACGTTCATAAATCTTCGATAACTCAGAAATATCTATATTTTTATCAGTAGCAAAGATGATATCATCACCTAAAATAGAAACGCTTCCAATATCAATATTAAGCCTATATTTTATATTAACGTAAATTAACATGAATAGATTTGCAATAGATCCTATTAAATTAGTCAAGGACGAACCACTCATTAAACCCCTTTCTTTAGTAAACAAGCAAGTAATACCATTCTTACTTGATATTATAGAACATCGACAATGATAATCCATTATATGTTTAGAGAGCTTTACTTCCAGGCCTGTAAATATGCATTTCGAACATAAAAACTTCAAAATCAATGATATTATACAATTTACCATTCTTTGATCAAATGATCCAAAGTCTAGAGATACAATGAATTTCTTTTTTTGCCATAGCCCATATCGCCACTTTAAGTCAGGGTATGTATTCGCAAAACAGTAGGGAGTAGACTTACAAGTTTCAAAATGTTTGAACAATCCCATGAAAAGCATCTTTTCAATTACGGCCACAACCAGTGGAAATGGATAAAACTGTCTGTATTTTAATTTTCCAGATGAAGAGATTTGAGTTCGCCAATTGATACTAATTGGAAAATCTTTGAAGATATTATCTCCAGATCTAACAATATTGTGAACTAACTTGAGAGCTTTCGCTTTTACTGCACTCTTTGGCCTACGAAAGTCAGGAAAACTAGAACTTGTTGCTTGAGGTAGTGAATCAAAAGCTTCAGTAGGACTTACAGTTTTATACTGCTTACCTGTTAATCGTAAACAGTCGGACAGTTGTCCAATTGCTCTAATTACTAATGTCCTATCCAGATTTATTTTTTCACTAGAAGTAAGGATCTTAATTGTTTCATTTCTATTAGATATGCTTACCTTTTTCGGATCACCAGCAGATTGAATAAGATCATCTACTTGCTTCTTATTATTAAAAAGTTTTGTAAATGCAGATTCAACAATAAAAGAAGCACTCTTCTTCGAGTTCATCCAGCTGACTTTAGCCGCCTTTT